GTCTATTGTAAATTGCTGAGGTGCAGCCTTTGCCTTGCTTCTCAAATAATATAATCCTGTTTTTAGTCCTTGCGACCATGAAAAGAAATGCATTGCCGTCAACCTATCATAGGTTGGACTCTGCATCCATAAATTCATACTCTGACTCTGACATACATATGCTCCCCGGTCTCGTGCCATTTCTATTAAAAATTTCATTGGAATCTCCCAAACTGTCCTGTATTTATCTTTCATTTTTTGCGAAATATCCAAATGCTGCACCGAACCATTGTTCGCAATAATACTGTTTTTAACCTCTTCCGTCCATTTTCCTTTCTCAATCATTTCCTCCAACAAATATTTGTTTATCATTACAAATTCGCCGGCTAATGTACGTCTCACATATATATTACTCGTGAAAGGCTCAAAACATTCATTGTTTCCCAATATTTGACTCGTAGATGCAGTTGGCATTGGTGCAACTAGAAGCGAATTTCGTAGACCGTATTTTTTGATGTTTTCCTTGAGTGCGTCCCAATCGTAGCGTTTACTCGGCTCAACACCCCACATATCGAATTGTAAAATACCTTTTGATGCAGGAGACCCTATGAAACTACTGTATGAGCCCGCGAGTTTCAGGTCACAATCTAAATAATTCAATCCTCGTCGCTTTATTTCTTCGGGAATTTCCGGACATCTTTTCTTGAGCTGTCTTAACTGTTCACACAATTCATTTGGATCTATCTGTCTAGCAATATTGTCAGGGTAGTCTGGATCTCCATGTGCATATTCATGCCAATAGCGGAGCTTCTGCACTTCAATAAGCTTTTTTGATCGAATCATTTCTGAACGGTTTTTCGATATTTCATTGCTTGCCTCGAGTGCCGCATGATAAATCGTCTCGAATATATTGCGATTTACTTCTTTGGCTTCTTCCGAGTGGAAAGGAAGATCCATGAGGGCAAACGCATCGGCCAAACCCTGAACTCCCATTCCTACGGGACGATGCAATTGATTCGAACGCTTCGTCTTTTCCGTGGGATAAAAATTAATATCAATGACTTTATTCAGGTTTCGTGTTACGATTTTCACGATTTCATGCAGCTTCTCATAGTCGTAAGTCTTATCCTCTTTTACAAATTTTGAAAGCGCTATACTCGCCAAATTACATACCGCGGTTTCCTTACTGTTAGAGTACTCCACGATTTCGCATTGTGATGTTATTACACCATTGAATATGCCCGCGTGACGTTGATGTTCGGTAAAACAATATGTTTTATCGCGCTCACCATTATCTTCAATAGAATCAATCTTTACAAAATGCGTGGCACTTCTTTGAGGTTCATGTTTATTCACAATGAGACGGTTTGTATTAAATCCCATACTTAACATTTTTTGCAATTCATTGGAACTTATGAGTATACGCCACAATTTCTTACAATTATATGTTTTCTCTCCACCCTTACCATCAGGCATATTCTTATTTTTTTCATCCATACAAAGCGTAACTTTGCTTGAAATTCCACACGTTTGTAACATTAATTTAATGTTTAATAGGAAATCTTTATGAATACATGAAATTTGGAGAGATTGGTTTTCACCATTTTTACTAATACACCCGTCGGCATCACAGTATCCCGCAAACCATTCCATTTTACTTTCCAGCGAATAATTCATTGGAACGAAGAATTTTTCTTCCAAATTCATGCTTAGCGTTACATTTAATTTATTGCCTTTTTCTTTACCGGTTGAAATATAATCAAGGTGTTCCAATAATTTGATTTTTTCCCCATATAAAGACACGTGTGGTCTTTTTGCATAACTATCGGCTTGACATTTATTTTCCACGGAATCTTCGGTTTTATTTTCACCCTCTTTTATTGCTTCATCATTTATTTCATCGCGGACAACATGATTTATATGCCTTTTGCAAAATTTCTCACCGTCTAATGCTTTAAACTCACATTTTTTAGTTTCTTCGTGTTTATTCATATAAGTTCCATCGCCCGAAAAGAAACCATTCGTATAGGCATTTTCCAATGTTTTTTTGGAATCAATTGTAGGATATTCGCACTTAATCAATTTCATTCCCGGAATTAAATCTTTTGCCTCCACCAATTTAACATTCTTACTATGTATTATATCTCGCGTTGAATTTGAAATTGGATATTTTTCCTGAATATAAAATTTATGATATTTAGTACATGTCAACTTTGAACCATCCGATAAATTAACATCCACCAATTCTTCATCATCTCGTGTTTGTCTCACCGTAACTTCGCTGAATTCTTTTCCATTCCAAACCGAAACCGTTTGGTCTCGAAGCGTTTCTATTTTTAAATGTCCTTTATCGGTGAGTAACAAAGTATCGCCTTTTACACAGCATAAATTGGAAGACTTAATCGTGCCTAAATTTTTCTGATTTGATTTTTTATTACACGCGTCCTTGTATAACATATAAGGCGTACCTGTCTCGATTTGCGAATCTAAAATTTTGAACCAAATGTCTCGCGCATCCAAGGTCAGGTTACCACGGCCCTCTTTCTCGTATTTCTCGTATAGTTCTACAAAATCGTCACCGTAAGCATCGCTCAGACCGGGACATTTATCGGGACACATCAAAGTCCATTTACCATTCTCTTTGACACGCTTCATAAATAAATCTGGAATCCAAAGTGCATAAAATAAATCTCGTGCCCTAGCCTCTTCGTCTCCGTGGTTTTTCTTCATGTCGAGGAAATCACGTATATCTGAATGCCATGGCTCTAAATAAATCGCGAAACTGCCGTGACGCTTCCCACCGCCATTGTGTATCAAACCATTATGAATCATATAATTATGTTCCTTTTTCATTTGTAAATCATAAAGAACACCATTATATTCTTCTATCATCGTCATTTTTTCTTTGATACGCGAAAATAAAAGATTTTCATGACGGAAAAACTTTTGAAATTCTCCGCCATCAATTTCCACTAACTTAGCGATTTCCTGGGTTTTGGGAATTCTCAAACAATAACTTATCTTTTTATTCTCAATCGTGTCGCCATATTTTGTCACATGCTTTTCGCCGACACGATCCCGAATATATCCACTTGTCAATATACCCATACGCATACACAAAAATCTCAGACTCTCCAATAAATTACGAGACGTAGTGTCGAATGTTAGTTCATTGTGTTTACATCCATCGGTGTCAATTAAACCCTTTAAAATATATTTCGCCTTTTCTACGGGTAAATTCAAAAATTTCGGATTAAACCTTTTATATGATTCGCCTCCCGAATCTTGAGAATAAAAATCACTATATCTGAATTTAAACGCGACATTTTTCTTCCAATAAAATCTGACATTGTGTGGACCAGAGTTCTGTATTGTATATTCTATACAGTGTTCTTCAAAATATTTCTTCAAGAAATCCAAAATATGTCGTTTGTTTTCACTGTGTAGACTAATGTATGAACCCGTGTTTTTATTATTGATACAGCCGTCTCCCAAAATAACACCATATAAGTAACAATCGTCTTTTGTAATATGTTTGGTATCATCGGATTCATTGTTTTCCGTAATACACGGCACCGAATAAACTAGGAAATCGTCTTCACTCAATTCTTTGGCTTCTAACCATTCGGGTCTTATTGTACCGTTTTCTAAACGTTTTTTTATCGTTTCATAGTTGACACCCTTTTTTTGATTTCGAAGTACCAATAATGGATGTTCTTCCGTCACACGAAGAGGTTCAATAGAATGCATGTTGTGAATATTTAATATTTTACCCTCGTAAGAATGCTCTAATACATCACCAATCACTTCTTTTTTACCATTTTGTCCAAAAATTTCGGTCTTTCCTGCTTCACAAAATTGAATCTGTTTTGGACCCTCTGTCGTATATATATATGTTTCGGGATGCACACATTGATCAACATAGCGCGCAGTATTATTGAAAACTTTTAGCATTGGAACAATGCCATTACTGGTGCCATTTGTTCCACGAATATGTGAACCTGCCGCTCGCACATTATGTATATGAAGCCCGATACCACCAGCCCATTTTGAGATCGCCGCACAATCCGCGAGTGTATCGTAAATACCCGTGATACTATCTTCCTGCATGGCGATTAAATAACAAGACGATAATTGAGGTCGCGGAGTACCTGAGTGAAACAGAGTAGGTGTAGCATGTGTGAAATATTTCTGACTCATGAGATGGTAAGTTTCTATTGCTTTGTCCAAATCTTCGCCGTGAATGCCGAGTGCGACACGCATCCACATATGTTGCGGTCTTTCCACGATATTTCCATTTATTTTCATTAAATATGCTCTTTCCAGCGTTTTGAATCCGAAATAATCGATAAGGTAATCACGTTCGTCGACAATTGCTTTTTGTATGGTATCTTTATGACTTGACACCGTATCCATCAATTCTTTGCTTACTATTGGGTGATGAACACCGTGAATATCGCGATATTCGTATAAATCGGTAACTACTTTAAAAAAATCGGCACTTGTGTTTTTATGATGATTGGAAATTAGAACACGTGACGCCAATTTAGCATAATCTGGATGTTTAGTCGAAAGAGACGCACAAAGCTGCGAGGTCAATTCATCGATTTCGGTCGTGCCAATCCCGTCATATAATCGTTCAATGATTTTCATTGCAAGAGAGGTATAATTCACGGTTAGCTTTTTTGTCTCTCCGCTAAAGTGACCACCCAATTTTTTGATACGGTTCGTGATTTTATCAAAAGATATTGGTTCTCGCCGCCCATTACGCTTTACCACGTGTTCCTCCGTAGAATTCGTTTTCGCAATTGTATTTTGTCCTGTTGAATCGAGATTCATTAAAAGTCTATGATATTAACTATTTATATTTTTTTCTTACAAAGATATATATGGCGAAATTCTCGTTGAAAAAGAGTTTAAAGTTAAATAAAAAAGGTCTTTTCTTACTGTTTTTGGCTGTCATTCTTATGACACATTTCGGCTTTGTTATGACCACCGGCGGAGAAGGATTATTTGGTACTCCTGTTAAATTCATGGAAGGCAATACAGGTATGTCTTCGGTTGCTGAATTCGGCAAAGGAGATATACCCAAAGGAGACGAAGATAAGTATGTTTTGAAATCGGCGATTGTGCCGCCAGTCTGCCCCAAGTGTCCCGATGTTCAAGCTTGTCCGTCACAGAAAAAATGCCCCCCTTGCCCCGCGTGCGCACGTTGCCCTGAGCCGTCATTTGAATGCAAGAAAGTACCGAATTACAATTCCGCCAATGACGATTATTTGCCGCGTCCCGTAGTGAATGATTTTTCCAGTTTTTAAATTAACTCTTAATTTGTAAAATATTTTATTTATTTATACAATAATTATATACCATTATTGTATAATATGGGAAAAAGAAAAAGCGGAACTGGAAGCATTGCGAATTTATTTAGTCGTAATTCGGGATTTAATTTTATTCCTGGATTAGGAACAGGGGGTGTATTTTTTCAATGTAAACCCGACGACGACTCATTATTTTGTAAGTTTTCTATGATTTTTAAAATTATTATGATGGTGGTAGCATTGTTCGCAATTAGCGTTATGGTGTATTCTTTGGTCAAAACTTTATTTAAACTCAATAAGTCCTCACCATTTAAAAAGATATTCGGTGGAAAACGATAAATACTTATGTATTTTTATATACTGTATTTTACCATACTTTTCATACTTTACCATACCTTGCTTTTCTTGCCCCCGTCATACGCCACAGCATATCCATTGTCTATCATCATTTGCGATATATTCCTCTCCTTGTGAAATACATCCGCCAATAAGCGACCATATTTGTCATAGTCGACATTCCTAAGTTGTACCATGTCTCCGAATATCTTACCTTTCAAAAAGTCTCTTGCCTCAATGGCTTTGGCTTTTTCCGATACTGACTTCCCCCTAATTTCCGGTGTGTCTATACCATTCAGACGCGTTGAAAATTTGTATGGCTTATCCCCCAATATTACCGCTATGGTAATGGTGTCACCGTCGTATACTTTGACGACTTTACCCCACTCCACGCTTGGACGAAAGGTCTCGCAATCTTTCAACGCAATCTCGGCAAGTAATGGCGCTTGATATCCGAGAGATGTTTTCGAGATTATAACCTCTTTCTTCTTTGGCGAACGCGACAAACTTCGCACGATTGAATTCTTTGCATCACTCATCTTCTTTTTCAAATTTTCCTTAATTGCTCCTGTACTGCTAGGAATAAAAGACGACATTTATAATAATTTAAGAGATTATGTTTAAATTATTATCATTAATTAGATTTGTAACAATTACTGAACTTACATCTTCTCGGCGATGTATCTGATTTTATCCTTGATTTTGGTCTGTGTAGAGAAAAAGGCCAATGCGAAAGCAATCGTGGCACCAATCAAACCTTCGCCGTCTTTGGAACGATGTTCCGGGTCATAAGATTTGGTATAATGCAATAAAAACGGTATTAATCGAGTCACTTTGCGAATGTAATAAACCGCTAAAATTACCAGCATAATTTGGAGCGTAATTTCCCCAATCATGACAACATCCGATTTTGCCCTATTCAACTCGGTGAAAGGTTTATTAATGAGACCTCCGACATAAATGGAAATGATTATGGTCAGAATCGCGTTTTGAAACATATGTAATATTTTCTGGGTTCTCACATGGGAAACTTCAAACAATGAACTCACTTCTTCTTTGAAAAGTTTTGGTTTTATACTAATAAACATATTGCTTATATAAACTTGTTAGAAAATTTTTAAGATGTTTCTGAGCGTCGCAGTGATAGGAATTCTTTGAATTTACTCAAGTATAGCACTTATTTTCTCCTTTTGTTCTTTCGTCAATGCTTCGGGTATATTCACTTCGAAACGTATAATTAATTTTCCCGATATGCCTTCACGCTTCATGCCTAAATTCGGCAACTCGGTCTGTTGATTGTTGAGTACTATACGCCCATTGGTATTGTTAATGGAGAATTTTTTACCGTTTAAATGCTCGACCGTAAAATTGAAACCTACTAAACTCTCCTTGAATGATATTTGTCTCGAAAATATCAAATCCATGCCTCGTCTCTGGAATGTTTCGTGAGGTTCTATTTTGATTTGTAATTGTACATCGCCCTTGACGTCCTCATTTATATGCCCTTTCCCCTTCAAATGAATAATTTCGTCGTGGTCTATACCTTCGGTGACTTTTACGTATAATTTCTCGACTTCTTCTCTTTCGACGCCGATTTCTACCACTTTTCTCTTCACATCGATTGGCAATATACAACCATGGTATGCATCGCTCAATTTAATTTCGGCTTTCAACTGTATAGTCTTTGGTTTTTTGGGTTTTTTGGGCTTCTCGGGTTTTTTAGCGTTATTTGTTTGATGCGATTGTGACGGTTGTCCTTGTTTCGTTTCTTCGTGAATACGTTGTCCTGTCATAGGGTCGATTGCGACACCGTTGTGAAATATTTTGATGTTAGGGTGTGCTCCTCTATGGAACCCCCCATGTGCTCCTCTATGTGCTCCTAGACCCCCTAAACCACTAAACAGCATGTTAAAAACAGGATCTTCGGGCATCCTTTGTCTTTGATTTCTTTGACCGCCGCCGAAAAACATTTGTGCTATGTTGTTCATATCGAAAGGCATACCTCTACCCATGCCGCCTAAGCCCATTTGTGCCTGAAAATCATACTGTTGCTTTTTTTCGGGGTCTCCCAATGTTTCGTATGCCAGGTTAATCTCTTTAAATACTTCTTCGTCTCCTCCACGGTCAGGATGATGTTTGAGAGATAATTTACGGAAAGATTTCTTGATTTCGTCGCCGGATGCATTCTGAGAAACGCCTAATGTTTCGTAATGATTTTTACCCATTGTGTTTTATACTATAAAACAAAATTGATTTAAGTGTTTAATTTAAAAAACATTGATGGTTTATGGTCCATTTATCTTTTGAATATTAGATGTTTCCGATGTTTTCGATGTTTCCGATGTTTCCGATGTTTTCGATTTTTTCAACATTTTATTTACGAAATAGGAGCCGAAAATCAAAAGAGGGGAAAATATCACGAGAGCAATATAAAAAGCTTTATGAATGTCAAACCACAGACCAACACACCAAACAACGAACAAAAGTACCCCTAACACAAACATACACATCGGGGGTAATTCATAATTACTCAGAGTTTGCCACGCTGGCCAAGTAGTACCCCCACTCATTTTCTTTCCAAAATTTTTATGGAACAAATAAAGCAAAAATGCCCCCAATCCTATATTCAACATATTCAGCATTTGTTCTTGTTCCTGA